TTTGGTAATGGCGCAAATGTTAGTGCTGTACTTAAACACCCTGGAAGACTATCAGACGAAGCTTACAAGAGATTAATGTCTTCTTGGCAGCGTAGATACAGCGGTTTGGATAATGCACATAAAACAGCTATACTTGAGGAAGGTATGGCGGTAGAAAAGGTAAGTATAAGCCCTAGCGAAAGTCAGTTCCTTGAGACAAGGAAATTTGGTGTAGAGGATATAGCACGTTTCTTCCGTCTTCCTTTAGCTTACTTAGGCCATTTAGATAACAGCACCAACAGAGCAAATATCGAAGAGCAAGGTATTCAGTTCCAACGGAACACGATTCTGCCTTGGGTAAAGCGTTGGGAGAGCGAACTTAATAGAAAGCTATTCACTCCAGAGGATGACTATTACGTCAGATTCAATATGGAAGGTTTATTACGTGGTGATATTCGTTCCCGTTATGATTCTTATGCAGTAGGTAGACAATGGGGATGGCTTAGCGTTAACGATATTAGAAGCCAAGAAGGTTTAGATCCTTTAGATAATGGCGATGTTTATTTGCAACCATTAAACATGGTTGAGGCAGGAACACCAAATCCGCAGGATGATGCCGTGGAGTAATTACCCAGAAGCAGCTTCTAACCAAGCAAAGAAAGCTTTAGAGTTTCGTGATGAGAACGGAACCGACTGCGGTACTTCGGTAGGTTGGCAACGCGCCAATCAGCTTGCTGGACGTGAGTCTATTTCTGATGATGTGCTTCGCCGCACCTTTAGCTTTTTAAGTAGAGCAAAGGTGTACGATCAAGGTAGATTTACCGATGAGGATGGCAAAGAGATTTGTGGAAGCATTATGTATGCTGCTTGGGGTGGAGATCCAATGCTTCGTTGGGCAAAGAAAACACTGGAAGGAATGGAAGAAGATAAAAGACATATTAAAAGCGTTGTAGAGACTGACGAGGAAATTGTCATTACCTTTGGTAAAGGTGAGATGATGGAAGAGGAAGCTTACAACGAAGAAGAAGAAAAAGCAGCACCTGACGAGCTTAGCGTTGGTGATTTTGTTACATGGGCAGCTGGAGGATCTTCAGCATATGGTCGTGTGATTCAGATCAGCAAAGACGGTAGCTTAGCAGCTGACAGCGGTTACGAAGTGGAGGGGACAGGGGATGATCCTGTTGCTAAGATTCGTATTTACACTTATGACAGCGAAGAGGATGCTTATGTAGAAAGACAACCTACTTTAAATGTAGTGCACAAGTTTAGTACCTTAAAGAAGCATGATGCTGAGGTACGTAAGCAAAGTACTATTGTAGAGAAACGTGAATTCCGTATGGAACACGTTGAAGAAAAAGGCAAAACCATTAGAGGATATGCTGCAGTATACAACAGCGATAGCGAGTGGATGGGAGGTTTCTACGAGCAGATCGCAAGTGGCGCATTTGACGATGTGTTGGACAATGACGTGCGGGCTTACTTTAACCACGACGAGAACTTGCTTCTTGGTCGGGTATCAAGCGGGACACTTCGCATTGGAACGGACAAAAGAGGATTATGGTACGAAGTAGATCTGCCAGAAACATCTTATGCACGTGATCTAATGGAATTGATGAAGCGTGGAGATGTAAACCAAAGCTCGTTTGCTTTCCTAATTGATCGTGATCGTTGGGAAGAGCGTGACGGTAAGACCTACCGTATTATTGAAAAAGTATCTAGATTGCTAGATGTTTCGCCTGTATCACAACCGGCCTACCCGGATGCTACATCGGAGCTAATGGCAAGAAACGATAAGCCCGAGTCGGAGGGCGCCGAAGTGAAGGTGGCAACACCAGAAGCGGAAGCAGAGAACGACATTAATGTTTTTGAATATAAAGTGAAACTGTTAAATCTCGATTAAGATGAAAAACATCGAACTACGCGGCAAGCGCGCCGAGCTTATTAAACAAGCTGACGCGATTGTAGAGGCGGCTCAGAAAGAGAGCCGTTCTTTGAATGCTGATGAGCGTTCTAAATTTGAGGCTATTGAAGCCGATGCACGTGCAATGAAACAAGAAATTGAAATCATTGAGCGTAATGCAGAAATGAAAAAAGAGCTTGCTTCTATTGAAGGCGAAGCTCGTGCAGCTGCTCCTAAAGCAAATGCTTCTGCAGCATTCTCTAAGTACCTCCGTCATGGATTTGGTGCTTTGTCTGCTGAAGAAAGAGCGATGGTACAAAAGCGCGGAACCAGCACTCAAGTAGCTGGAACTGATAACTTAGGTGGCTATTTGGTACCGCAGGAATTTAGCAACGAGCTTGATGTGGCTACTGCCTTTACAGGTGAAGTAGAGCGTTTGGCTAAGAAGCTAAATACTGCTTCTGGTGGTTTATTAGACTACCCAACATTGAATGATACTGCAACGGATGCTAACCTAGTTTCTGAAGCTTCTGCAGTAACTGTTCAAGATATGACCTTTGGTAACAAGCAGCTTTCTGCTTACAACTACAGTTCATTGGTTCGTGTGTCTCAGCAATTATTGCAAGACTCAGCATTTGATCTAAACAGCTTCTTGGTAGAGGCAATGGGTGAGCGTATCGCTCGTGCTACAAATGCTGCCTTTACAACTGGTACTGGTTCTAGCCAGCCACAAGGTATTATCACTGGTGCTGCTTCAGGAAAAACTGCTGCAAGTGCAACAGCGATTACTGCAGACGAAATCTTAGACTTGATCTACAGCATCGATCCTTCTTACCGTAACAAACCAGGATTTGGTTTGATGGCTCATGATAACGTGATCTCTGCAATTCGTGCTCTTGGTCTTGGTTCTGCTAACGACTTCCCAGTATTTATTCCTAGCATGTCTGCTGGTGAGCCTGATCGTATTTTCGGTATTCCGGTATACGTAAACAACGATATGGAATCAGCAATCACGACTGGCAAGAAAACATTGCTTGCTGCTGACTTCAGCAAATTCGTTGTACGTAACGCTGGTGGCATCCAAATGCTACGTTTGAATGAGCGCTTCGCAGACGAGCTAGAAGTTGGTTTCGTAGCTTGGAAACGTTCTGATTCTGTTGTCCTTGACAACCGTGCAATCAAATACTTGGTTCAAGCCTAATGAAGGTTAGATTCAAGAAGAATATCTCTGGTACAGGGTTCCGCTTCCGCATTGATCAGGAGGCGGAACTCCCCAGCGATATGGCTAAAGACTTCTTGCAAGCTGGATTCTGTGAAGCTATTGCAGAACCACCGAAGCAACGTGCAAAGAAGTCTGTTGCTAAGAAAACCAAAAAGGAAACCCGATAAGAAATGGCATACGACATTGTAACACCTGCGGCATCAGAACCAATTACATTGCAGGAGGCAAAAGACTTTTTGCGTGTTGACTCTGGTGATGAGGATACCTTAATAGGTGCCTTAATTACTGCTGCAAGACAAATGTGTGAGTCGTACACAAGACGCATCTTGGTAACTACTACAGTGGATGAATATTTTGATATGTTCCCCAACTATAGAAACCCGGAGGATAAGGATATTATTTATTTGTCTATTGGTCCTGTGCAGTCTGTTACGAATGTGAAGTATGTGAATGAAATCGGATCGGAGCAAACAGTAGATAGTAGCTATTATGTTACTGATACCATTTCTGAACCAGCGCGTATTGCATCAACTGCTGGTTGGTTTGCTACGAATGGAATTATCAACCAGGTTATTGTAAGGTATGTAGTAGGCACAGATGTGGCTTCTATTCCCAAGCCTTTAATTCAGGGCATGCTTTTAATCATTGCAGATCTATACGACAATAGAAGCGATGGTGTTAAAAGGTTGCCTACTGCTAGTGAGTACTTGTTTAACCCATTCCGCAATTTTGTATTTTAATGGTGAAGCAAGTTGGAGAGCTCGATCGTCGCATAACACTTAAGAATCCTTCTGTTTCTACCGATGCTTTTGGTGAGGCAGTTCGGACCTATTCTACTTTGTCTAATGTTTGGGCTAAGGTAGAATACTTAACTAGTGACGAGAAAGAAGAAAACGAAAGGCTTACTAATATCACAAAGGTGAAGTTTACAATCCGCTACCGCTCTGATGTGGATGCTAAAACTAAAATAGAGTGGCATAGCGAGACGTACGAGGTTGATGGTATATTACCAGAAGGAAGAGAAAAATTTTTAGTTCTAATCACACGTAAACGCGAATGAGCCAGCAATTAAACATACGCGTAGATGGATTGGACAAAGCATTAAACAAGCTAAAAGAATTATCTCGCGTAGATCGTAAGCAAGCAAGACGATTTCAGTCTGCTATTAAAAAGTCAGCCAAACCAATGATCGATGCGGTGAAAGCTGAAATTGATAATAGCGAGAAAAGAGGAAGATCCACAAGAACGATAACGACCAAAAAAGCAACCTCTAAGGGTCCAGCAAAAACAAAAGATGTTACTTACCGTAGTGGTAACCTTAAACGTTCTATTGGTTTTGTAAAGCCTAAGAAACGAGGTAATCTTTATGGGCTTGTTGGTGCAAGGTTTGGATCTAAAGCTGGTAAAACTTTTGATGGGTATTATGCTGCTATAGTAAACTACGGAGCAAGAAGAGGGAAAGGCAGAGCGAAAGTAACGAACAAAAGAAACGTTGACTATAGCTCTAAAGGTTTTATGCGTGGTCGTGCACAAACTGAAAAGTTAATGCAAGCGCAGGTAAAGGTGATTTTAGATCACACCATTAAACAGCTTAGCAGATTATGAATGAGGGAAAAGCCATATACAGCATACTTACTTCGGATGCCGATGTAAATGCTTTAGTCAGTGGCAGAGTGTATCCACAAATTGCTGCACAGGGTGCTGCATTTCCTTTTGTAGTTTATTTGCTAACTGATATCGATCCAAGTGACACTAAAAGTGGTGTAAGCACCTTGGACGAAGTAAGATACGATATTGTAGTAGCAGCACCAACATATGCTATTGCTGCTGATCTTACTGAAAAGATTAGAACTGCTTTAGATCGTTATTCTGGCACTGTTGCGGGTGTGGTTATTGATTCTATTCAGTTTGTAAATTTAGACGCTGACAACGATCCTGCTACAGAAACATTTGTAACAAGCAGTGAATATATAATAAGAGTGAAGCGATGAAAATAAAACTTTTGAAAAAAGTAACTACCGAGAGTGGCAAGGTATTGTCTAAAGGAATTACTTTAACAGTAACAAACGAATACGGCAAGGAGCTTATTGAAGCTGGAAAGGCTGTTAATGAGGGAATGGAAATTCCTATAGAAATAGAAGAACAAACAAATAAATTAGATTAAGATGGCAACTACTGGCATTATGAACGGCACCCTACTTGGTGTCTACTCTGGTTCTACTCTAATTGCTCATGCAACTGAGGGATCTATCTCTTTGTCAATGGACACAAGAGACGCAACTACTAAAGACTCTAGCGGTACTCGTGACCTATTAGAGGCAACAAAATCTGGAACAATTTCTGTAAGCGCTTTGTATGCTGAAGATGCAACTTACGGTGTGGATGATCTTATGGCTGCTTGGTCTGGTCGCTCAACACTTACGGTTAAGTTTTCAACTGAAGTATCTGGTGACCACTACTGGTCTGCTACTGCATACGTAACTTCTTTGGAAGTTAACTCTGCAATGGAAGACAATGTAAGCTACTCAGCTACTTTCGAACTTACTGGAGCAATTACTTACTCAACTGTAGCTTAATAAAAACACACAATGACAAAGCACGTTAAAATAGCCGGGAAAGAATATGCAGTAAAATATGGTTTTGCTGCGTTAATGGAGTTCACAGATATGCTAAACATATCAATGAACGAATTGGAAAGCATAGGTAATAATATGAGCCTTACAAATGCTGTATCTTTAATTTGGTGTGGTTTAAAACACGGAGCCAGAAGCGAGAAAAAAGAATTTGGAATGGCCATTGAGGATGTTGCTGATTTGCTTGACGATGACATGAAGGCTATGGAGAAGGTGCTTGCAGTGTTTGCAGAAAGCTTCGGAGAGGAAGAAGAAAAAAAGTAGATGGCCCGGCTCAAGACAAAGAGTCTGGGCCATTGACTTTTTCTTTTTACCAAGAGTTGGCTTTAGGTCAACTTGGTTGGACGCCAGAAGTATTTTATAACTCTACACCCAGAGAACTAAAATACGCACTTAGAGGGTTCTACGAACTGTACCAACAACAACAAAGGCAGGATTGGGAAAGGACAAGGTGGTCAACTACATTAATGTTGAACATCCACCTTGAAAAGAAAAACAGGCTTAGCCCAAAGGATTTAGCTGTATTTCCTTGGGAAAAGACTGAGCAACAAACAAAGCTTACCACTGAACAGGCTAAGTCAATTCTAGCAAGATGGCAAAAAGAACGATAGCGAGTACTAACATTAGCATCGGTGTAAATCTGAAAGGATTACAGCGTGGCTTAAAAACAGCACAAACAAGCTTACAAAAGTTTGGTGGTACTGCAAAAAGGGTT